CAGGTCGGCGTATAGCCCTTGGTAGGACTACTTTGTGGTGTAATTGGATAGCCGTTGGTATATCCTAATACCCAGTGGGGAGCTTTTAATAATGTGCCGATAGGAAATACATTCTCATTCCCCGTTTCCTTTGATAGCTCGTGTTACGTAGTAGTTGGTAATGACGTGAATGGTAACAACAGAGATAACCAAGTTCACTCTTTTAGAGAATACACTAGATCCAGCTTTAAAATATTCTCTCAAGCTGCGCTAGACTCAGGTAATAAAACGACGGCATGGGGCAGATATATCGCAGTAGGTAATTAAATAATCCCTAGTGCAAACCAATAATAGGATGCAGCATATCTATCACTCGCCACAAATACAGCTTTTGTATTATTGCTTTCGCTTACCGAGTTTGCAAAATATCTTGGTGTATCTGACCCACTCCAATATGCATCAATCGCATTTGCCATGAATAATCTTGTGAATCTAATAGGGAATGTTACTTCCGTTTTTGTGACATTATCTTGACCGCCAGTTCCCCACTGGGTATTAGGATATACCAACGGCTATCCAATTACACCACAAAGTAGTCCTACCAAGGGCTATACGCCGACCTGTTAACATAAATCTTGTATTATCTGTTAAAAACATAGATATTACCAGAGGGTCCCCTTCAGTATTTATATCTGTACCTGAAATACTAAATACTGTAGTAAACGCTATTGGATAACTAATATACGAGTTTTGCTGTGCGTTAAAAACTTTTCCCCACTGGAGATAGTTTAACAAGTGCCTATAGAACGACGGCATTGCAGTAGGTAATTAGCTGATTCCAAAGCACAGCCAGGTAAAGTTTCCGGCATTGCCACGATTAGCTAAAAAACGTATAGATGTTCTATTATTATTTGAGAAACCACTGTTCCAAGACACATAGAACTCATCGCCTCTTGTGTTTGTACTTGCGGAGTCGTCGGTACATAATGCAACTAACACCTTACACGTAATAGGCAATGTTACATCAATATATGTATTTTGATTTAAAAACCAAGTTAATCCCCACTGGGGAGTTATTTTAATAATTCTATGGTTTTACGTAGCTCACGAATAGTTTTATGCGTGTATACCCTAGTGGTAATATCGCCTTGTTTGTGACCTAGTAAGGAACGTAATGCGTTAGGTGATGCAACCGCATCAAGTAAACTTGCGAATGTGTGCCTAGTATCGTGGATAGTGTGCTTGCAGTTAAGATACTTCATAATATCCTGGAAATGCTTACGGAATGATGTGTAGCTGATGGTGTATAGGTAATCTCTAGTATGTAGTTGCTCTATTATAGGGATGATGCGGTGATGAATGGGAATAATACGACCTTCACCGGCTTTTGTTTTAGCGTGTCTCACAATAAGGTATGATGATCGTCTATTGATATCCTGCTTACGTAAATTAAGTAGCTCACTTATGCGGAGCCCTGTGTAGAGCAGTATTAAAATCATGCGAGAATAAGATGTATCTATCGCCCATAATTTGTTGATTTGTTGGCGAGTGAATACTCTTCTTCTAATTGTTGGCACATTGGGGCCTAGATTTAAGTGTAAGGCGTAATTAGTGATAGGATAATCTTGTATAATAGCGTAATTAAATAATTGATTAAGTAATGTACGGACTTTCTTACATGATGAGTAGGAAAGTCCTTTTACGTGCATGGAATTAATCACATTTTGGAGGTGCTGAAAATGAATATCCGTGATAGGCATATCCGCTATGTTGGATATGTGTTTAAAAGCAATGTGATAAGACTTAATAGCACTCTTAGAAACAGACCGTGAGTGAATCGGCAACCACTCGTTAAATAGTTGCCTTAATGTAATGATATTGCGTTGCATACGTTTTAATATAACAAGGTGACGGCGCATAATTTAACCTCCGAAAGGATATTACTATGAATCAATATATATTTATTTTAAATGAGATGGGCGAGAGAATTACGTCCATTGTGGATAACACAGTAACAAAAGAACAGTTGTTAACAACTGCAAAAGAACAATGGCCAGATGCTGCCGATTACATTTACTCCGAAAACGGTGACAACATGCTTGACGAGTTTATGAAAGGCAAATTCTATGTAGACGGCAAGTTCGTTGAACCGCAAGCAAAAGAGCCAACAAAGGCGGAAAAAATCGCTGAAATTAGAAATTATTACAATGGGCGTTTTGAAACGTTAGAACAAATGTTATTAAGACGTCGCTTGATTAATGGAGATATTACCGACTTGCAAGATCAGTTTAAGAAACTGAATCAAGAAATGGTGTTAAAAATTAAGGCGGTGAAATAATGGAAACATTTGAAATTAAAAGTGATATTCCTGTAATGAAGTTCTGTGAATGGTGCTATGAAACATTAAATGAGGATGGAACATGCCCAACAGAAGGATGCATCCATAATGACTTAATGGAATTGGACGAGGTGCGTGAAGATGAAACTACCGGTCCTACACAACTTTAATGTGGTTAAAGGAGAAACAATTACTCTAAATGTTGGTTATACCAATATGGTAGATAGTGAAAGCCTATTTGCATGTGTTAGAAAATATCCAACAGATGAGGAGTACAAGGCAAAGTTTGATATATCTGTATCTCAAGATGGGTTAGAAAATGATGAGCTGTGCAAAATCATTTTATCTTTGGACACAGATACATTAAGCCGTGGTAATCACTACTGGGATTTGTTTTTGTGGAGTGGTAATAAGCCTATCAAATGTTTAATAAAAGGTGAAATCACAATATGTGAAGGCGTTAGCAATAGGGGGAAATAATATGAGTGATGAAAATATTCATATAAAGTCTAATGATGATGATAAAATCATTGTCAAAGATAATACCCAAATTATTAAATTGCAAGGGCCAAAGGGTGAACCAGGAGAGCAAGGTCCTCCTGGTCCTCCTGGGCCAAAGGGTGAGCCTGGTAAGAATGGTATTGACGGACTAAACGGCGAACAAGGGTTGCAAGGTATTCAAGGACCACCTGGGCCTCCTGGTGCTCCTGGTAAAGATGGAAAGTCATTTACTTATGACATGTTCACATCGGAGCAATTAGAGGCCTTAAAAGGCCCTAGGGGTGAACAGGGTCCTCCTGGTGCTGGTGCTAATGTAGATTTATCGCCGTATGCAACTAAACAAGATGCTGATAATCTGTATCTAAAAAAAGTAGATATAAGAAATTACCTTGCTATGCTAGGCGACCCTAAATATGCATTAAAAACAGAGCTAAACGATTATTTATCTAAAACGGATGCGACAAATAATTACGCTCAAAAGGGTTGGGCTACTCAAACATTCGCCTATAAGAACGATTTAAGCACTTTTATTAAGAAAAACGAGATTTCTCAATATGCGTTAACTCCTGGTGATGCTAGCACTCGTTACGTTAACAAAATAGAAGGACAATCTTTCGCTCAAAAATCTGAATTAAGTGATTATGTTAAGAAAACGGAAATCAATCAGTATACATCAACATCAAGTGTACAACTCACGCCTGAACAAATTGAAAAATTGAAAGGGCCAAAAGGTGAACCTGGAACTCCTGGGGAGCGTGGAGCAGACGGTGAAAGAGGACTACAAGGACCACCAGGGCCACCAGGGCCTAAAGGCGAGCCGTTCAAATATTCTGACTTCACGCAAGACCAACTTAATGCACTTAAAGGGCCAAAGGGTGATAAAGGCGAACCGTTCAAATATTCTGATTTTACGGCGGAACAATTACTAGCTTTAAGAGGGCCGAAAGGTGAGCCTGGAAGCGGTGGTGGACAAGTAATTTCGCAACCAGTCGAAATATATGAAGTCGTATGGGGCAATGCTATAGCTAGTAATCCTGGTGCTGATAGGGGTTACTTAGCATTCGACCCATTAACAGGTTGGGGGTACTTGCATTTTGATTTTAAATTGAAAACCCCTTCCGGTAATGGCAATATGGTCGCATCGCTCCCACCGAATGCGCCAGTTGCAGTAAGGCTAATTGAAAGAAGTGTTGATGTAAATAACAATAGTATTTATGTTGAACGAAACAGCCGTATAGTTAAGGGCTGGGGCGTTCCAGCGAACACTCGTTATATTATTGATATTATTGGTTATTGGAGAAAGGTGTAATAGATGTGGACATGGCAATTTGAGTTAAATGATATTTTAACTACTCTTACAATTGTAGGAATAGTTGCGGGAGCTGGGTACAGACTGCTAATTATTCCACTGCTCGAAAAACTGGACCTTCAAAGACTGCAAGATAATTTAATGATTCAAGAGAAAATGGGAAGCTTAATTGAAACATTAAAAGACCTAAAGGAAGAAATTAAGTTATCTCGTGAACAACGCACAAAGGCATATACCGAGCATGTGAAATTAACATCACGTGTGGATAGCATTGAATCTCGTGTTGATGATATTAAGGAGGAGTTGCATGAACATACCACCAAATCTCATCAGTACAGTTAAAAAATCATATCAATCTGTTAGGGTGGCCAACTTCCACCCTACAGGAATATTCGCTACACGGGCGCTAGTATTTATTATGCTAGTGCCTATTTTATTGGTAGTGACTGAATATATTATGTCATTTACTAAAGGTTATGTAACAGATGATATGAATAAACTGATTAATGTTGGTATCAATATTATTGATCATATCTTTATTCCAAGTGTTTTGACGGCTATCGTAGGGTTCTTGGGACTTTGGATAGATAGAAATAATAATGGTATCCCAGACCAATTAGAAAAGGAGGATAAAAGATGAAAGTATTTATTAATCCCGGACACGATATTAATTTAGACAGTGGTGCAGTTAATCCTGTGTATGGCACACGTGAGTGCGATGTAGCACGTGATGCGGGCAAAATGTTGGCACGGTATTTAGAGACTGCAGGATGTGAAGTTAGAACCCTGCAAGATGATGATTTAGGCCTTGTATGTGCTGAATCTGATTCTTGGGGTGCAGATATCTTTGTATCACTTCATTGCAATGCTTTTAACACGCAAGCTAGAGGTACAGAAACTTTGTATAAGTCCTTTAATGGGCAACGACTAGCAAACGACATTCAAAGCCAAATCATCAAAAGCATTAATACAGTTGATCGTGGTGTAAAAAAACGTGATGACCTTTGGGTGCTAAATGGTACAGATGCAACAGCTGTATTAGTTGAAATGGCATTCATTGATAATGAAGAAGACCATGCTATGTTAACTAATGATTTAGACACTATCGTTCGTGCTATCGCTAGGGGAATTACTGACTACGCAGGAGGGGTATAATGTATGACAAAATCAAAGTATTATTTGATAACCCTACTTACCGCTATATTATTATCGGTTGTATTGGCATCATCCTCATCCTTTGCGCAGGATATATCCTCTACCAGCCAAACGGAAGCGACTATCAGCGTACCATTAACGCAGTGGAACGAGCTCAAGAAAAACAACGAGAAAGCCTTGAGCTCAATCGAAGCATCCAGTATTCCATTGACCGAAGCTCAGAGCTTAGTCATGAAGCAAAAGACCGAGTTGACCGAAGCATACAATACAATCAACAAATTGGAAAACGAATTGATGCAAGCCAAGCTTCAATCAATGAAGCAAGAAGTTACCTTAAACGAAATGCAGAACTCTTTGACCGAATTGAAAGGGCAAATAGAGAACGACAAGAAAACCATTAAACGCTTGCGGATGCAACGAAATGTATCACAAGTGTTAAGTGGTGGCGCAATTATAGGGGTAGCGTTCAAACATTAAGGAAGTGATCCATACATCTCCATAGCGTGTAATGGTGGATACACGCAACTATAAATAAAAGAGCCTACTAACATAGAATAAATCTACGTTGGTAGGCTCTATTTTTTTTTTGTAAAAATCAAAATAAACACTTGCCTATATACACGATATAGGGTATAATAAAGATGTAAGGAGGTGATAAAAGTGGAGACAATAAAAGAGCTAACAAGTTTAGCAAATGCGTTAACGCCACTGGTACTGGCACTAGCAATACTAAAACTTGTTAGCAAAGACTAAAAAGCAGGCGGGTGAAAGCCCCGCCACCTTCTCAAACATCATTGTAAATCAACGAGGTGAATTATGCAATATTTAGAATGGCTGATTAATATAGCAACTATTATTATTTTGATACTAGCAATTAAACATTTAGTTAGAGGGTGATAAAATTGAAATTTGAACTAGATGATATTATGACAACACAAGAGGCGGCAGAACGATGGAATGTTACTGCTGACTCATTGAAACAAAATTGTAGAGGCCGTGTAAAGAATGGATTTTTAGAAGGTGAGTTTAGAAAGTCTGGAAAAATGTGGCTTGTAACTCGTCAAGGAATGGAAAGGCTATATGGTAAAGAAGTATAAATAAAAGTTTGCCCCTTATTTGCCCCTTTTTAAAATGTAGCGTTTGAATAATGTAGTAATGTGGCGGAGTATTGAGTATAAACCCTCAATCCGCACCAAAATAAAAGGACCTACAGTTTACTGTAGGTCCTTTTTGCTATAACATATAAAGTTGTAGGTGTATATAGGAGAGAGAAATGAATAAGAAATATTTTGTACTAATGCTGCTTTCACTAGCAATATCTAGTCAGTTTAGTTTAGCTGCAACAGTGGATGGGATAAACCAAAATACTAGTGCTGAACTGAAAAATAATACAAAGTCAAAACAGTCTGTACAAACTAAAGCCCCTGTGAAATTAGATTTTGTTGAGATTATTCCTGGTGCATTTAAAGCTGTTATAAGGGATAAATCTATAAATCCAAAAAAGCTTTCGATTGAAGATGAAATTACATTAGAACGGAAGGAGAAGGAGCACGCTTCTCAGCGATTAAAAATATCAGAAAAAACTGATTTTG